ATAAATTTATTTAGCTTTTTAAAGCAAGGGAGAATAATTATGGGAACAAGAGAATTATTAGAGGTAGTAAAACAGAAAGTGGGGGATAGGGGAACTGCAAAATTAGTAATAGAAGGGCGTTCCGATGATCTTAAATATACAATATCTGTAAATGGTGAATTTTTTGAAATAAATTTTTACAAAAATGGCTATCGACTAAAAACGGCTTATTCCAATCAAATTGTCGACGAAAATTTCTGTACTGATCTAAAATTATATCAGGATATTTTGGATTTGTTACAAAAAGGAGAATAACAATGAAATTAAAATTAGACAACACGGAAATTTTTTATTTCTGGATTAAAATCAAAAAAAAATCTAGGAGTAAAAATATTAGTATTAGGTATTGTGTGGAGGGTTGGAAAGATATTTCTGAATATGACAGTCAAAAAATTATTGATGTTACTATTCCAGAAAAACAAAAAAAAGTTTTGAAAAAAATTTTTGACTATGGGTGGACTTTAGAATGCGGGAATCCATACGAATTGGATCGAGTTGAAAATTATATTAAGAGGTTTTTGTGATGGAAAGAAAAAATTTTATTGGTGGGTCCGATATTGCAGTAATTGCAGGGCTCTCAAAATATAAAACCCCGCTGGAATTGTATTTAGAAAAAAGAGGGGAAATAAACCCCTCGGAAGATAACAGAATTTTGAGACTCGGTAGAAAATTGGAATCTTTGATTGCAGAGGAATATACAATCGAAACAGGCGAAAAACTGAGAAAGGTAAACAAACCACTAGTAGACAAAAAATACCCTTTTTTGCAGGGTCATATTGATAGATTAGTAGTTGGCAAAAATAAATTCTTGGAAATCAAAAGTACACGCTTTGCAAAAAAAGACGAATGGAATGAAAATAAAATCCCTGACAGTTACATGCTTCAAGTACAATTTTATTTTGGTTTATCCGATTTTGAGGAATGCGCTGTTCCACTGTTGGAAGCTGGACAAAGTTTAAAAATTTATCGAGTTGAAAAAGATGAGGAATTGATTAGAAATATAAAAACTCTTGCTATTGATTTTTGGGATAAAATCCAAAAAGGCGAAATACCTGATCCAATCTCAGAAAACGATTGTAAACTTTTATACGATACAAAAAAAGGGAAATCAATTGTAGCAAACTCAGAAATAAGTCAAAAAATTATTGATTTGAAAAAAGCAAAAAGTGAAATAAAAAAATTTGAAAAAATTGCAAGTGATCTATCAAATGAGATTAAAATTTATTGTCAAGATAATGAAATTTTGGTCGATAACAATAATACAACTCTAGCAACTCTGAATATAAGCAAATCCGAAAGAATCAATTTGGATCGACTCAGGAAAGAACAACCTGAAATTGCTAGAGAGTACACTGAACAAAGCAAAACAATTACACTGAGAATAAAATAATAGGAGAAAACTATGAACAACAAAAACGAATTAGCAGTAGTCGAGGAAAAAACTTTACTAGATTTTTTATTGATTGGGAATCAAAAAATAAATGATCTCGAAAAAAAACAATTTATTGAGATTGCAAAGGCGTACAATCTCAATCCCTTCAAAAGAGAAATTTATTTACAGGCTTATGGGGAAGGCGAATATCGTACACTATCAATTACAATTGGATATGAGGTTTATCTAAAACGAGCTGAAAGAACGGGGTTACTCGACGGTTGGGAAACAAGGATTTTTAATGATGAAAGCGATCTTTGTTGCGAAATTACAATTTATCGTAAAGACAGGAAATTCCCTTTTAAACACACAACCTATTTTTCCGAGTGTGCACAAAGAAGGAAAAATGGAGATCTAAATGTTTTTTGGAATACTAAACCGAAATTTATGTTAAAAAAAGTAGCAATAGCACAAGGTTTTCGGTTATGCTTCCCAGACGAACTGGGTGGCATGCCTTACACTGCCGACGAATTAGGTGAAATTGAAATCAATCCAGTACAGGAACAAACAACAAATTTAAAAGATAAACTAAAGAAAAAAATTGACTCGATTGAAACAATTGAACCAAAAGAAGATAGCCCACAAATCAATAAATTTATTACTGAGTTTGAAGGTGCGGTAAACCTTGCCAACGATTTAGAATCACTAAACAGAGTAAGAGAGCACTACAAAGAAGAATACAGGCTGAGATTCGGGAAAATAAATATTTCTGACGCAACAAAGATGAAAGAAATTTTTGACAACAAAAAATCACAACTAGGAGAATGATATGAGAAAAAATTGGTCAAACACAGATTCCAACGGCGAAGAAAAAAAACAAAAAGAGTATATTATTTTTGAGCCTGAATATATTGATGCAGATGGAATCGCTAGAGTAGTAGAGATTGCAACAACCTCGAAAGATATAGCAATTGAACGGGCAAATAAAGGTCGAAAACTAATCAATATCATTGACAACTTAAGGGGGAAATAACAATGAAAAAAAATGATGATAATTTACAGACTATTAAATTTATAACCCACGGAAAAACAGAACAAAATACTATAGAACACTATAAAAATATTATCCCTAGTTACTCAGTAACTAACCTAATCCCCGAACAAATTAAAATCCCTACTAGTGCTATAACAGTAGTTTGTGGTAAAAATAGTCACGGCAAAACTCAGTTAATGGCTAACTTATTTGTGTCCGATCTAATAGCCGATCGGAAAACTCTGTTTATAACACTGGAAGAAGATATATTTGAAATAGCTGGAAAAACCAGAAAAATCTATACAGCTAGTTACGGAGTCGATAATCAGGACGTAAAAAATAGATTTTACAATTGCCTACAAAAATCAAATATAATCGGACAGGTAGGCTGGACTATTGATACTATCGAGGCTATACTGTTAGAGGCGAGCTCTCAAAAATTCGAAACTGTCTATATTGATTGTATCCAAAAAATCAGACCGCCAATCAATAGCCGAGCGTTTAGTCGACAATTGGAGTTAGCAGAGATTAGTAGTAGGATTTTATCAATTGCAACTAGCAGGAATCTAGCAGTAATTTTGGGAGCTCAATTAAACAGAGAGAAAGACCGTGAACTAGAACCAATATACGAAAATCATATCCGAGAATCAGGGGATATTGCTTTTGATGCGAATTTGATTATAGGTATTCAGAGATTTGGAAATAAATTATTCCTAAACACAGCTAAAAATCGAAATGGTGAAAAGGACAATTATTGGATATTAGAAAATCAACCCAATCAATTATTGACTGGACTAAATAGACGTAACCCACTAGCAATCAGTTTTGACGAGTGGAAAGAAAACTGTAATGGAAGTAATGACAATAAACAAAAATACAAAGGTAGGAAATTGACATGAAACACGATATTTGGAAAAATTTTTATAACGATTGGAGAAATTCTAAACAATGAGAAATTTACTAAAAAAACTTATTAAAAGTAGAGTTGCGCTAGTACACAAAAATGGCTTCGTAAGAGTTTATTGGGAAGAAAAATTTATTTTAGGTTTTAGAGTATCAAGCCGACTGAATAGATACATAGCAGGAATAAAAGGAGAAAACAATGAATGAAAAACTAGAAAGAGTCAATAAATTATTATCCGAAAATCTTTTGGATAGAAACAATAACAAAATAACAGTAACACCTATTGTAGGCGACACTGTTAAAGTCGAGGATCAATGGGAGTGGGGTCAATTAAATATTGACAAATTGATTGCAGACCTAGAAAGCCCTTCTTTTGATTTAGAAAATTTCTGGAATTCATTGCAGACTTTTCCAAAAGAATCAAAGAGGATAAAAGTAAAAAAAAGTAGATAATAGTATAATTTATTTTCGCTTGCTAAAAGATGCGGAATCTTTTTGTGAGCGTTTAAATAGATTCAAAGAAGTTTATCAAATAATAGGAGAATAAAAATCATGGCAAATTTTTGGAAAATATATATTTCCCTTTTTTTACTAGCTTTAATTATAGGCGGCGGTTGTTCTGTTCTTGCAACGCAAGATAAGGAATTTATTTTAAAGGTACAATTTAAAGAAAAAGAATCTTGTGATACCTATATGAGGAAATTTATTTCCAGAGGCTTTGTAGCGAACTGTGAGGTTATATCTTATGAGTGAAAGAGTAAACAACATTTTATTTGAAGTAGTGCAAGAAGGAACATCTTTTCTTGTACTTGCCAACGGTCAAGAAATTTTTGCCTCTAAAAACAAAGTCGAGGCTGAAAGATATTTTTTTCAGACAATAAAAGACTTTTCTTAAATTGCATACCAACCAAAATTTTAAAAATAGCACTTCCCCGAAATCAGGGAAGTGCTAAACAATTTATTTACAAGGAATTATATATGAATCAAGACAAACAACGAAAAATTGAATTTACAGGTCAAGATGGATTTACTACTGTGTACAACTCTTTTGTTAGGGATTCAAATTTGAGTTTTAAAGCCCGTGGGTTAATGCTATGGATACAAAGCCATGATCCAGAAAAATTCAAACTCTCAAAGGGTAGTTTTCGGTCGGCATCCAAAAAAGATGGAACTGAGTCTATAAATTCCGCAATCAGAGAGTTAAAAGTACAAGGATATTTAGAGATAAAAAGAGTCAGAGACGAAAAAGGGGTTTTTATTTGGGTATATAGATTTCACAAAGGTGGTCAAAAACTTTCCTTAGTACAAGAAAACAAGAAAACCGATCAATCCATAGGGGGGAAATCCATCGATGGGTTTTCCATGCATGGGTTTTCCATCGATGGGAAACCACCCCATATAAGAAATAACAAAGAAGAAATAACAATTAAAGAAAGAACAAGAGAGAGTAATAGAGAACACGCTCGCTCGGAAACTTCAAATAGGATTGAAAATATTTCGTACAAGGAATGTCTTAGATTGTACAACGAATTTGCAAATAAACCGCAATCAATATCTGACTCAAAGCTTGTTAATCAATTGCTTATGCGAAATGAAGACCCTTCCAGTACACTAGAATTATTAAAAGACGGGTACACGAAATTAAAAGAGATAGAAAAAAATTATTTATCACTATCTGATTTTAACCGTAAAAAAGTATCAATTATTTTAGATGCAATGTACATTTACAACAACTACTCTAAAATTTTTGACGTGTTCAACGAAATTCCTAAAGATAAACCAAAACAATCCGAGAATAAAACTAATTCTAATTGGATGCTACAATTAAAAAAGGGGGCAAAATAATATGTTGGAAAAAATTTATTTAGACGATAAAGAAATTCAGGACTTACTCGAAACAATGAATCGAAGTTCTAAAATTATCGAAGTAGATAAAAATAGTGAACAACAAAAAATATTTAATCAGTATGAGAAGGAAATTTTGAATCTTGGATTAGAAGCAGGATTAAAAACTTGTATTGTCAATAAATTCGAAAAACACTCACAACGGGAAATTTATATTTCCTATCTGAGACAAGAAGCAAATTTAATTTACTCGAAAGAGGAGTACAAGTTTTCAGTTTTTAATGAGTTGGAATTTTTAAACGATAATTTATTTCCAGTCTCAGAGTATACTAAATCTAAAGTTATTTATTTCAAAAATTTATTTACTGGTTCAGTGAATCAATACAATAGAAATAAATATTTATTGCTGTGGGAACGACTGTTTGATTTGAGAAAATCTAGAATCTATATTTTTGAGACCTCCGAGAAAGAGCCAATCGAAGAAGTGAAACAATATTTAACCGAAATTATGGAGTAAAAAAAATTTAAAAAAAGCAAAAAAAAATATCTTTTTCGCTTGACAAGTTTTGTCAATTTGTTACAGTGTTTTTATAGGCAAATCGGATAAGCCAACAAAAACCGATAAGGAGAATAAAAATTATGAAAACTTTATATAAAACAGAACAAGAGGCTTTTGAAACAGTAGAGAAAATTAATGAAATTTTGAGAGAGGTTGGATCAAATAATACATACAATTATTATGATTCTGGTCGTGGTTATATTGTAATTACAGACGGTTCTGGTGTAGATGCAGAGTGCTACAATCCATCCGATTGTAAAAAATTTTATCGTGAATTTGTGGATATTTACAAAAAAGAGGGTTATATAATCGACGCTTCTTATTGCGAATCTCTGAGAGATGTAACACAAATTATCTCTCCTAATAGAAACAACGATAATTGGGGTTTACCTAGCTATCACCTAGACAAACAGGGAAGAGTTTATAAACACCCATTTTTTCAAGAACCTCGAATCAAAAGGAGCAAATTTGCCTATCTAACAAAACATAAAATTCAAGAAGACTAAAATTTCTAAGGGGTGAGTCAATCACCCCTTTAAGAATCTGAATAAATTTATAAAAAAATTTATAAATTTATTTAGCTTTTTAAAAGCGAAGGAGAAATAAATGAATTTTGACTTTGTGCTAGCTGCAATAAATTGGATATTTATCTCAGTTGGCTGTATTTGGCTATTAAAAATAGCTAGGATTGAGGACTCTAGGAAGGAGCATTTTTTAGGGTGGCGAATTGATGAGCGTGGGAATTATCACGAAATAAAAAAAGGGGAAAAATATTGGAAAAGAAATATTTAGGAATAGAACTAAAAAAACTTAGTACATGGCAATTGCAATACCTGAAAAACAACAGGAAAAATATTGCCAAAGTGTGGGAAGAATCTGGAAAAATTAAAATCCAGTACACAAATGGGTTTACTGATACACTGCAAATAGGCTCAAATCGTCGCTAGGATTGATTTGTAGAGGTTTTTAAGTGGTAGGGTGCACTACCCCTACCAGTACATGTTTTTAGGAGTAAAAGATGGATGAAAGAAAAATAAATATAAAAAGACGGTACAACGATAATGGGGACCTTATTTCCGAGAATCATTACGAGTACAAGAAAGGTCAAGAAATTGCTATTAGTAAATATATATACACGTATACAAATAAAAATTTGGTATCTGTGGAATATTACAGAATTAAAGGGGATGCAGAATTTTTGGTATGGAAATATAAATATTTATATGATAGGTGGAATAGAACAAAATCAGAATCAAAATATTTTTACGAGAAAGGGCGAGAATTTCTTGCTTGGAAATTTGAATATTAAAGAGGAAAATTTATGGGTAAACTAGAAGAACTAAAAAAAATTATGGAGGCTAGTAGTACACAAAACAAAATAGAATCTAGGATTAGTACAAGGATCGAAAATTATTGCCTAGATATTTATTTTGAGTATAGGGGGGACATTTCTTATGTGTGTACTAAAGATTTTTATGGATTTATTGAGACATCTAAATTAGATTTTTATTTGAATTGGAGTGTGTTTAAAATTATTGGAGAGTCCAAGACGATTGAATGTATCAAAAATAATTTATTGGAGAATAGGCTATGAGCGGAGAATATGCAATAGAAATACTAAAAAGAAATATCAAAACGATAGATGTACTAACCCATGTGCAGTTTGTTTATCGTCTTATGTGGGCTGATAGATTGAAACGGTTTCCAGAAAGTGGAAATAGTAAAAATTAAAAAAATCTTGACTAATTATGTACTATCAAGTACATTGTTTTTGTTGTTGTATATTGTAAACTCCTTTTACGTGTGCAATTTCTAAAACTACTTCCTAGACTCGCTTTGGTCGGTTGGTCTAGGGAGTAGCCTAGTTCTGTTTTTCATTTTTCCATTATTTATTCTCCGATTGCCCGAAAGGGCTTTTTTTATTTTATATTTTTTTTCAAGTACAATAAAAATTTTTGTTTGACTTTTAGATACTAGGGGGGAAAATACTTTCGGAGAATAAATCCCCCCCCGCTTTAGTGATCGAAAATTTACTGGGATAAATTTTTGATCTTTGTCACACTAAGCGGGTTTCACTCCTTCTAATAAAAATTTTTCAAAAATTTCTGAGCACAAAAAAGACAGGTTATCCTAGCTCTTTCTAATAATCGAGTCGGGGACAAATTGTCACCTACTCAAAATAAATATTTGTTGACAAAAACCTAAAATCTTGTTTAGTAGTGTACAAGATTTATTGTACCATGGGCGACGAAAAAACGAAAAAAAAACGAGGCAACAAACAGAACCTAAAAATGTTTTCGTCCACATACCAACCTAAAAAAAATGGACGACCTAAAAAAATTCCTGCCTTGGAAGAATTGTTTAAAAAGCATATGCTTGAGGAATCGAAGGGGGAAACTGATTTAGATAGAGTAATAAAATCCCTTAAAAAAAACGCAATAAAAGGCGACATCCAATCTATACAATATCTACTAAACAGAATTTACGGTAAACCTAGAGAACAAAAAGAAGAGAAAGAAATAGAGTCAAAAGAACTTAGTACAAGATGGCATTATGAACATAGACCAATAGGCATACAGTGGGATATATACGAGGCAAACAAAAGATTTATTGTACTAAATGTGGGTAGACAGTTTGGGAAATCAGAATTAGGTCAATTAAGATTAGCTAGGAGAGCAGAGGAAAAAGAAGGGGTGTACTGGTGGCTCTCTCCTACCTATTCACAAGCAAGGGTTGTTTTTCGAAGGTTTCTCAAAAACTTTAAAAAAATTATTTCCAAAGTAAACAAATCTGAACTAATGATCGAATTGTACAACGAGTCGGTTATATTTTTCAAATCGGAAGAAAAACCAGATAACCTCAGAGGGGAAACACTTAATGGTGCAGTACTAGATGAATATGCTTCCTACAAATTAGATACATGGGATGAAATTATTAGACCTATGCTTGGTACAACAGAGGGATGGGTTGATTTTCTTAGTACACCAAAGGGGAAAAACCATTTTTGGAAACTGTACAATGACGCAAAGAAAGACCCTAATAATTTTGATGTTTTTGAGTTTCCTTCTAATGCAAGCCCCTTTTTTTCACAGTCTGAATTTGATCTTGCAAAAAAATCTTTACCAAGTATAATTTTTGAGCAAGAGTATCTAGCAAAATTTATTGATGACAATACAGGGGTTTTCCGAGGTTTACAAAATTGTATCTCAGATAGGTTAGTATATGATCCTAGTACACCAATCATTCAAAAACCATACGAGCATTATAGATATGTCATCGGGCTTGATATAGCCAAACATTTAGATTTTACAGTGATTACTGTATTTAATGCACATACAAAAGAATTAGTGTACTATGATCGGTTTAATCAAATGCCATACTCCTATATATCGGATAGGGTTGTTAGTGTATCCAAAAAGTACAACAACGCTCTAATCGTTATGGATGCTACAGGGATTGGAGACGCTCTAATAGAGTTAATACAAGGTCGAGCAGATTTGCTCCCAATAAAATTCACAAATTCAGTTAAGCAGAATTTAATATACTCTTTGGCTTTGGCAATCGAAAATCAAGAAATTACTTTACCAAACATTCCTGAAATGGTACAAGAAATACAAAACTATAGTTTGAAAATTCTTAGTAGTGGATTGATTTCGTACAACGCCCCCGAAGGACAGCATGATGATATAGTGATTAGTATTGCCTTGGCAGTGAGTAGACTAAAAGAAGAAACTGTAAATATAGATAATTTGATAATGTAATTTATAAAAAAAAAGTTGACAATTTTTTGTAGTACATTAAAACAGTGTACTATGGAAAACCTCGTACTAAATATAAGTCTATTAAATGGAACAACAGATGAAATTAAGCTCACTTCTAAAGCGAGGTCATTATCTATCGAGGAATTCCTGAACGATTCTATTGTACTAAATAACTCTGAAAAAATAATTGATATTGATGCATTAGATACAACCGATATTTTAATTGTCGAGGCAACGTACAATGTGACAGATTCTATTGCAGGAGTTAGTCAGGGAGAGGACGCACCCTTTTCACTCAAAAAAACAATAGGATCTAATCCAGAAATCTTGTACCCTAAATTAAAGGGGATTGCAGTAATACAGTTAGGAGAAAATATTTCTTCTTTGAAAATTTTAACCGATTCGACCGTTGACGTAAGAATTAAATATTATATAGGATCATATGCTATCTAAATTAAAAAGATTGTTTAAAATACAATCGTACACACCGCTTACCTCAGATAGTACAAATATTATTACATTTTCAACTCGTACTAGTAGTAATGGGATCGGGACAAATAGCGAAGTCTTAAAATTGTACCAGAACCTAGGTTCTTACGGTTCTTCTTTAATCCGTACAATAATTGATTATCGAAAATCTTGGATTGTAGGGAACGAGACAACAGTAACAAGCGAAGATCAAAACACTCAATTATGGATAAACAATTTCTTTCAGTACAATAAATTTGATGTACTAATCCAAAAAATGGCTTTATTTTCCGAGTTAGAAGGGAAATTATTAGTTGCCTTGAACGTTAAAAGGGAAGGTACAGAGACAAAGATTAAACCAATCTTGATGCCTGAATATTTGTACAATTATACGCTAATATCAAATCAGTACAATGAAGTTGAAAAAGTTTCTTACTCAGTAGATAATCAAGAGTTTGTTTTAAATTCAGATAGATTTTCTTATTCAAAATTTTATTTACTAGATTCTGCTAATCAAAAGAACTGTCCTTCTATCCATGCATATATAGTAAAAGATTGTATAGCAATTGATGACCTCATGAATACATGGTTTGAGATTATCGAAAAGTACAAGAACCCAACTTTATTTTTTGAAACACAAACAAAACAGGATGCAAATTCTTTTGTCGAAATGCTAAAATCAAAAATGCCTAATGGATGGAAATTTGGCTCAACTGTTGCGTTTAATGCGAAGCCACAATTGATCCCATTCCCTTTGGATAAAACAGAATCAATTGAGAAGGCAATAATAATTATACTACAAAAAATTTCCTCACATACAGGAATACCTGTGTACCTTTTAGGTCACCCTGAAATTACTAAATCGTATGCGACAGCGAGCGAAACATCTGAAAGTATTAAAGCAAAAACATTGGTAGAGAGATTATTGATAAAATATCAAATAGAGGATATTGTAAATAAATCTATTGTACTGTACAATAACTCGACTGCTAGCAATCTTGTACCAAACGTGACCTGTACTATTCCACCTGCTTCAAATACAGAAATCCAAACAATAACAAATTTTTATAAAGATTTATTTGATCGAAAAGTTATTTCCAAAAAAACATTACAAGAAATTGTCCCTAATTTAGATCCTATTTTAGAGACAGAGCGACTAGCAGAGGAAGAACAAGAGAACTCTAATATAATTTCGAGTAATATTCAAAAAGGGATCGAAATGGTGAGTCAAAATGTTTAGAAATTATTCCTATGAAATTCAATGTACTAATGAGGAAATATTTGAGATAGTTGATAAATCGAAACATCAAGAAATTATTTCCAAAGACAAAAATCCACTATACAAAAAATTTGTAGTCGCTCATGAAGGTGTAAGTAGACCTAGATTAGTAGGAGTTGGGAAATCTGTATTGAATTGGACTAAAGAGTCAATCAAAAAAGTACATGATCTGTTGACCGATAACGTTTATGCAATTGCAGGACACACTAAAGACAACTCTAATTCCGAAGGGAAAAAGCCTCTGGCATATGTTGTTGGGAAAAAACTTGAACAAGTCGGTGGGAAACTAAGAACTGTTATTGCCTTGTACTTCCCCGATAAAGAACGCTCTAATTATGATGTTATTAGTATGGAAGCAAATGGAGTACAATTAGATGAAAGGAATATCGTGAATGACATTCTTTCGATTCCTAGACTAGCATTAGGAAAATCTAATGAAGTGCAGCCTGCTTTCGAGGGTGCAAAACTGATTGGAGAATATCAATTTTTTGAGGAAATCAAAGAAGAAAAGGAAAAAAAATACATGAGTCCGAGAGAACTTAAAGAAATTATTCAGAGAGAAGGAATTCATTTTAGTCAATTATTTGATATTAAAGAGGTTATCGGAGAACCGTTCAAAGAACCCGACGGGAGAATCACGTTTATAAAAGGAGACGATCGTGTACTTGCGTACATAAATCGGGTTATTCCACAACCAGCTGAATTAGAGAAACAGTTGAAAGAGAAGGAAGATTTAATCAATAAATTATCTACCGAAGCGAACAATTTTAAAAGGGAATTATATAAAACAAATTCGAAACCAATTTTGGATAAGTACACGAAAGAGCGAAACCTTTCTGAGATACAATCTAAATATTTGGAAAAAACTTTCCAAACTTTTGAACCCAATCCAGAACAAGATATTGAGAAACAACTTGATTTATGGAGTCAAAAACAATTGGAGAGTTTAAAAACAGTACTCGAATTACAGAGTCCAAACGTGGAAAACGTTCCGATTGTAAAAGAGAGTAAAGAAACTAGTAGTGAAAAAAATTATTTATAAGGATTGTACCAATGGCTGAAACTAAAGAGCAAACTTTAAAAGACTTGCAAGAAAGAATTTCTGTTCTGGAAAATCAATTGGAAGAAAAAACCAAAAATCTAGAAAAGAAAAATAAATCTATTGTTGTAAAACAAGTCGAGTTTTCAAACTCGGTACAACCAGACCCAAAATTTAACTAAAGGAAATAAATTATTATGGCATGGCGTGAATATTGTGAACCTTCCGAGCTAACAACTATTAGAGTTGTTACAACGGCGGATAAAACAAAAGGGACAGTTGAATTGGTAGAAAATTCAATTGGTTATTGGCTGGATTCGGTCGACTATGATGCGGGGAATACTGCTGAAAAAAATACTGGTTTACTAGTGGTAGAAGGCGGCAGAATCGAGGTGGATGCAGCAACTGGTACATACAATGCGGGTGATACTGTTTTTGATTCCAGTACAAGCCCAACAGGTGTAGTCAATTTGACTAGTGGCTCGGGTAGAGTTTCCGTTGGTGTTGTACTAGAAAAAAAAGTTCTTGCTGCACAAGGGAAAATCTTTATCAAATTTAAAGGAATGGGTATCGTATAATGAACATCGAAAAATATACGGCGTTGTACACGCCCTCAAGAATTGAAAAAATTACAAATGCACTTGTTGGCAAGGATCAGAATTTAAAAGCGATGGCTTTAAATTCTTTAAATCATTTTATGGCTGCTCCGATTGAATTGAATGTTGGTAAACAAGGGTTTGACATACAGGCGTTTACTAGAACTTCGGACATTCCAGAAATGTACACGGGAATCTATGACGTTTTCAATATCGTTGCTTCTTATGATCTCAGATGCGAGCAGGCATTTAAAACAAGGGTTTTCGACCAGTACAGAAATTTCTTTGAAATTGTAGATATTACAAACTACTTCTCTTTCGATAGATTGTACGAAGGTGAAAAGGTATCTATCAAGTACAACACTGGTACAAAGGCGGTTGTTTATGCGTCTAGTTATGCGGATGGATTAGCATGGACTTGGGAAATGCTGAAAAATCGTGAATACAGTACAATGATCGACAGTGCAGAGCAATTCAGAAATGCATGGTACATGAAAAGAAGTAAGGTTTTGTATGGTATTCTTTGTGATGCTGCTACAAGTTCAAGCAATGCAAACGGTGGTACAACAGTTCCTTATTCTACTGTTGGTTCAAACACGCTGGAAAAAGACATTCTGACATTGAGTGATTCAGTTCAAAAAATTATTGACGCTACAAAAGATTTGGGAATTATCCCAGATGTAGTTGCTGGAAATTATTTGATCTACTGTCATCCAGTACATGAAGCGAGGTTAAAAGCTGCGGTTGCACAAACAACTCCGAACGCTGCGGCAGGTGTCACAAACATTAGAAACTTTACTGTACTCCCAACCACAAATCTGAAAAAATCAGATGGCACAGCAATTGCTAGTACAAAGGCAATTATGGTTTTACAGGGTGGCAAGATCCAAATGGGAGACAAAGAGTTACCTCAGTCGTACATGGCTGATGACATCACTTCTTTCTCTTCGATCATGACAGTGAAAGGGTCTTATGCTTGTGCGGTTGGTGAACCAAAGCAAACAGTTGAATTTGCATTAGCATAGGTACAACAAAATGAAAACGACTCTCGATAACCTGAATATTTATCTAAGTACAAGATTGAATTCCGAGTCATGGGAATCGGGAGTCCTAAAGAGTAGTACAATAACAGGTGACTGGCTTTCATATGGAGATGGATTTCTAGTATCTTTTAACGGACAGGCAACGTCCGATATTATAGAAGGGAACTATATCTATTTCAACAAAAGACCTTTTGTTGTACTACAAGTGGTGAACAACAATAAAATAAAAATTGACAAATCATTTGAAATTTCAACTGTTCAGAAAATTTATAGGCTTACAAATGAACAGTACTTAAATAATTTATTGATAGACCAAAAACATTATTCGGCTTTAGTTACAGCTGAATTAAGAGTCACGAGTGGAAAATATTGGACTTTGCCAGTATTATGGAGTTCTAATGTTTATTTTGGGATCTATGAGATGGCTTTTTGGCTATATACAACAGGCGGGAACAATGAGGCAGTACAAGATATTAACAATGGGATCATAAAAAAGAAAATTGATGTATTAGAATGGCAGTACGATAAAGATGCTCAAAACTCTATTATTCCTGCTAGTAAAGAGACAATTGATTTCTTGTACGAATATCAAAACAGTATTGGGACTGGCGGGGGTATCTACGATTTATGAGCCCCGAAGAGAGAGAATTCCAAGATTTTTTGGATAAGTACAATATAATTTTACAGGAAAATTTAGCCCCGATAAATGAAAAAATAAAAAAATCAATCAATGAGGTATTGTATGGGAATCTATCCGATGAAGAAATTGAGAAAAGAAAACTTTTTATTTATACTCAATTGGAGACATTAGTAACAATTTTTACTATTTTTGTTTCACAGTCTATCCCAAGAGCATACAAATTTGGTGCACAAGTGGCACAAGATTCTTTTAGTGGACTAGATAGAAGGGCTTTATCAATATTAGTTAGAGATGCAATAAATGATTTCCGTACAACTATAAACAGTACAAGATCATATTTAACAACTTTTTTTGAGTTTAGTAAACAGGGTGTACTAACAGAATCACAATTGAGTGCATTAGTAGCACGAGGGATTTTGAATGCAGGTGACTCTAGATTTGCCGATCAATTGATTAAAAGAAGTTTATCTGAGAAACTATCGGAAGGTTTTCTTGATAAAATAAAAAATGATACTAAAAAATTTCGTTCAATTAGATACTCAGAGATTGAAAATAAAAATGTTTCTGAGTACATAAAAAATAAATTGAAAAGAGAATTTGAAATAAAATTCCAAGATGAAAAGTATCTACAAATTATTGATAAAAATGGGAAGGTAAGAAATTATAGAATCGACTACTATTCTGAATTAGTGTCTCGTACACGGATGGCGGATGCACAAATCGAGGGAGTTATAAAAGAAAGTGAACAAAATAATATATTTTTGTTTAGGGTTACTAGTCATGGTACAAAAACTCCTATCTGTAAAAAACATGAGGGTGTAGTTTATACGAGTGATCCACTAAATACTGAATACGAATTTTTAAGCAGTGAGAATAAACCAACATATCATCCGAATTGTCAGCATGGGTTGCTCCCATATGTTCCGAGGTTTTAGAAATGTCACTTTATAGAGTGAGAATAGTCAGAGACGAAAACACACAAGAAGAAATTTCCAGAGATATATTAGATATATCTAATGAAACTTTTTACTCTACAAATATTACCGAGGAAGCACAGCTACCAGACGAAACATTAGAATATCCTAATAAAATATTACTAAAACCTAATATAGATATACAATTTGGAGATTGGATTTTAAAAGATGGACTGGAATTTAAGATAAAAAAAATAAATAAAATTATTTACAATGGTGTACAATATCTCATAAAGGTAGAGTACTAATGCTAGAATTTATTGTAAATTTGAATAGATTTAAGGAAAATCTAGAGAAAGAATTTGATAGTGCAATTAAAGATGCCTTGTACCATACAGGGGTAATTGCACTTGAAAGGGCTGAAAAACTTGCCCCAATAGATAGGGGGGACTTAATCCGATCAATGGGGATTGCAGTTTCTGGAAGGATTAAACTTCTTGGAAGTGGTTCTGAAAGTACACCCGATGTTTCAGGTATGGATAAATACGAGTTACGAATAAGTGCCAATACATCATATGCCTATGAAGTACACGAATTTTATGATGAAAAGATCCCAGGTGAAAAGAGTTCCCAAAAGTGGGGAATCCCTAGAAGTAAGCAAAAAATTTACGGTTGGAAATTTCTTGCAAGGGCTTTAAATAATAAGGACACATTAGATCAGTTTGCGAGGTTCTTAGATGCTAGATTGGATTGAGAATATAAAAACCTATCTATTAGAACAACCTAATATAGTAAAAGAATTTGGTAAAAGAATTTATATTCAGAGTGTACTAAATGAGGACTCACAAGATTTAATTTGTATTGTACTAAGAGAATTTAACAGAAATGAATTTATATCTACTAAGCCTCAGATAAACAGTAGACTACAAATTCAAGTCAACCACAAATCAGATTTTGATTGCTACAAAGCAGGAAAGGTTTTATATAATTTATTAAGCGAAAAATACAAAGTAGTTCTAGGAGGACGTTTATTTTTAAAAATTCGTCCAATTGATAGTCCAACCCCACTTGGAAAGAGAGGTGGTAGCTATCAGTACACAATAAATTTTGAAATAATAACTTAAAGGAGTTATAAATGGCTATTTTATATCCAGCAAGAGAAAAATTTTTACAAGGCTCTTCAATTTTTGGTTCTAAAGATGGGGCATTGGGACCCGCAAATGCTTATTGGAGAACTGAACCTCAAGCAAATTTGACTGGTACAATTTCAGTTACTGGAACAACTGTTTCAGGTACTGGTACAGCGTTCACGACTGAATTAGAGGTTGGAGATTGGGTTGCATTAGGTACAGGTAATGTTATTCGTCAAGTTGCATCAATTGCAGATAACGATGACATGACGCTTACAGAGAGTGCAACAATTTCGAGTGGTAGTACAATTAAAAAAGTTGTTGCTATCCCTCTTGGAAGAACTGGAAAAATCAGTATTCAGGATGGCGATAAATGGGCGGAAATTAAATTTTCGCAACAAGGCGACTCTCCCGCAAATATGGTTCGAGTTGGGAATGAAACCATGGTTGAAATTGAAATTGCAGAGGCGGCGGCTTCTTTGTTGTACTCTTTGAACGATTCGTACAACGTCCAAAAGACAGGTGTAAATATTGTATCAATGGCAAGAACACTTAACATTGGTACAAGGCACTCGGATATTTGGAGACAATTGACAATTGTGAAACTAGTTGGTCAAGGTGATTCAAACGAAAATTTGGAGATTGTACACTTCCCGCTTGCAGCCCCTGATTTCGAGACAAAAATCGACTTTGATGCATCTAGTCAACAACTTATTCCAGTAAAATTTAACGTGTACCCAGATTACACAAAACTTATCAATGGTAAGCCTGTTATTTGGTACAATGAAGGTTTCACTGGTTTCGATGCATAACAAAAAAAATAGTGGGGGAAACCCCACTTTATAGGAGAAAAAAATATGGAAATAAATTCTTTACCTTACATTTTAGAAATTGATAAAAACAGTATACCAACTGTAGATGCGAGAAATCCATTTGTAAGTTATGATCTTGAGCAAAAAAGAAAAATTCTGGAAGAAAGAGTTATACAACATGACAAATTGTGTACTGAATTAGGTGAACGACAACTCACAGATGAAGAAGCAATTTTAGTCAAAAAATCATTGGATTTAGTTATAGAATCTCAGATAGATTACTACTCGGAATCAATAATTGATTTCCAAAAATATAAGGATATATTCAAAAAAATACCTTCATCACAAATTGCTGAATTGAACTATAAATTACAGATTTCGCAATTCGGTGGTTCATCTGAAAAAAAAAATCACGTTGGGGATACGAAAAAGAAAGGCTCATCTCAAAAGGGTACAAAGAAAAAGAAATAGATAGTTTCTCTCTTTATAAATTAAATTATAAGATAAAATTTCTTGACATGTTCGAAGTCGAGAAAAATTTAATGTTGCTTCAAATATTCCATGGGGACACAAAGAAATTATTTACAGATTTAGAAAAAAAATTTACAAAGTACAACGATTATTTTAAAGAAAATAAAATTATTGACTTTGAAAAGGTTGACAAAATACGGAAAGGATTGTACGATTCTTTAAGGTTCTTATATGGCGACAGTTGAAAGTATTCATGCTAGTCTAAAAATAGATACAAAAGATTTTATTAGAGGCATTAAAGATGCCTTTGGTACAGCAAACAAAGAAGCAAATTCTTTCCGTGATTCCACGGAAAAAGTTAAAGATAATTTTGATAATGTCACTAAGGCAGCCAAACAGACAAAAGAAGAAACTAAAAAACTTGGTAAAGAAATTTCTGACTTACCAACTCAGAAACCAAAGGAATTGACCGATATTTTTAGGAATCTTGGTACAAGTTTAGGGATAGGGATACTTGCCAAAAATATAGTAGATGTAGGTGGGTCTTTTGAGGCTACCATGTCTAAGGTCAAAGCAGCAACGGGGGCAACAAAACAGGATTTGGCAAAACTTGAAACTGTTGCAAAAGATTTAGGTAGTACAACAACATTTAGTGCAAGCGAAGCGGCTTCCGCAATGGTAGAACTCGGGAAAGCTGGTTTGAGTACACAACAAATTATTGAAGGTACAAAAGATGTGCTAAGTTTAGCAACGGTTGGAGAATTATCACTAGCCGAAGCCGCAACTATAGCAGCCGATACAATGAGCCAATTGAATTTAACAGCAACAGACACGGGAAGAATTGCCGATGTTATGGCTAAAGCTGCAAACTCTAGTACAATTAGTGTACGAGAAATGGCTGAAACTTTTAAAATGGCTGCACCTAATGCTGCAATGTTAGGAGTTTCGATTGAAAATTTATCTGCAATGACTGCAATTTTGGGAAGTGCTGGTATTAAATCCAGTACAGCTGGGGAAAAATTGAGGTCAATATTTTCTAGACTATCTGATCCAACCAAAGAGGCTTCCAATTTATTAAAGCAGTACAATATTGAAGTTTCAAACTCTAATGGAAGTATGAAATCAATGTCTGAAATTTTTGGACAAATGAAAAATAAACTTGAGGGTCTCGGAGATGTACCAAAGGCTAAAATTCTTTCTGCAATTTTTGGAATGGAGAACGTTGCGGCAGGTTTAGCACTGATTAAATCGGGTAAAGAGGGAATTGACGATATGACCGAAAGTTTGAAAAATTCTGCTGGTTACTCGAAACAATTTGCCGATATTGCCAACGACAATTTTGTTGGCACATTAAAAAGCATGCAATCTGCTCTAGAAGGTGTTGTACTTGTACTATGGGAGGAGATGAAGCCTGCATTAACTTTGATGGTACAAGGGATTACTTCTTTATTGTCTGGAATAATTGAATTTGCAAAAGAAAACCCTGCTTTAACAAAAACAATTTTACAAGCTACTCTTGCAATGGTTGGTTTAGTTGCTATAATTACAGGTGCAAGTGGTCTAATTACAGCAATGAATACAATGGGAATTGGTATAATGGCTGCAAATGTTAAAGTTGCTTTATTTGGTACAACACTGCAAAGAGAAGCTTTAGCTGCTAAGGCGAAATGGTTGGCAATATTAGGTCCATTTGCTCTAGCTGCTGGTTTAACTGCGATCACATTGACTCTTACGTACAATATAATTGAAAGAAGGCAACAAGAAAAAGTTGAAAGTGCTGGAAATATGGGTACAATTGCGGGAGTACAAACTGCATTGGCAAACAAAGATGAAGCTGAATATTTGTTAAGTAATTTGAATAAACATAAAAATGCAATTCGAGCCGCAACAGGTGACACTAAAAAATATAATGAGGCTATTGATGCTTTAGATAATCGTCTAGGATCTCTAAAGGTTTCTCTAAAAAATGTCAGCAGGGATTATTTAGGAATAGGACCTAGAAACCAAGACGAAATCAATGCAATATTTAACAATTTTGAAAAGGGTCTTACTAGTATAATTAAATCATCGACACAAGTACAAGCCGCTGCAAAACCAGCGGCGGCTGGCATTAGGTCAATCGGTAATTCGGCTGCTAGTACAAATAAAGATTTGACTGATGTCATCACAACAGGGAAATTATTAGAAAATCAATTTGATAAACAAGTTTCTTTTAAAGCGGAAGTCGATGTAATAAATATTGATAACTCAAAAAAAGAAATTGAGGAATTGTCTAAAAAGTACAAGGAATTAGGATACGAGTTTAAAGCTTTGGGATTTAAACCAGATAGCGACGGTAAACAAAAACTTGAATTTGAGTTGACGGCAACAACCTCTAACACTGTAAACCAAACAGATGTACTATTGAGAAATACTAAAAACACATTAGGAAATATTAACAAAGAAGTAAAATTTTTATCTGTAAATAACAAAGATTCATTTAATAAAAAATATCCAAATGAGTTTTATGACTCTCTTGTAAATATAGGAGAGATATTATCTGATATTGGGAAATCAGATTCTTTTGGTCAAAAATTTATATCTAGTTTAGAGATTGCGAAACAATCAGTACAATCAATAGGGAATCAATTTACAAAACTACTCCAAAGTCAAGCAAATTTTGCACAAGCCAAACAACAAAACTTTTCGCAAAATTTAAGATTCATGACTGACGGTCTTGTACAGTTTTTAGATAATCAAACAAATTCTCAATTGTCCGCAATAGAATCAGAAATACAGGCAATCATTGATAAACAAAATGAAATTGAAAGATTAGAAAAACAACATCAAGAAAGGATGCAAGAAATTATTGACTCTTATAGAGCACAAAGAAGTCAAGAACTAGATAATGAATTTAATTTAGAAGTACAAAGAATGAACGAGGAATTTAGAATAAAACAGGAATCACTAATTGCTAACACGTCGAGCCAAGCGGAACAAGCTGCAATAATTGAATCAATTGAAAATGACCGTTTGAATAGTATTGAGAATTTGCGAGCACAATTTGATGAACGATTGAGAATGGACACTGAAAATAAACGTAAACAAGAAGAGGAAAAACTAAAAGCCGATAAAGAAAAAAATTCCAAAAATAATGAAAATGATCTACTTACACTAGAACAATTGAATGCGAAAAAAGAGGAATTAACACGAAAGAGTGAACTTGAAAAAAATAGAGTAAAAAAAATGAGTGCTTTAATTGAGTGGCAAGCTGGAAAGGCAGCATTTGAAGCAAATAAAAGATCACAAATAGCACAAGCACAAATATCTATGATGAGTACAATTTTGAGTGGTGTACAGGCATGGGCTATGCTCACAGCTCAAACTGGTGTACTAGGTCTAGTCTCGGGAGCTGCATTTTTGGCAACAATAACTGGTTTGGCATTAGGAGCAGGATCAATGGCAATTAGTACAGCACAAGCACAACAATATCCTCCTCCTCCAATATTTATGTCTGAGGGTGGTACTGTACCTGGTGTTGGTAATACAGATAGTGTACCTGCAATGCTGACTCCTGGTGAATTAGTGGTAGATAAAAGTACAACTAATCAATTGCAAGAAAATTTGAAAAATGGCGGAATGGGTACAATGAACATTACTTTAAATAATTATATACAGGGTTCAAACTCCGAGCAAATAGCGGATGAAATCAGTACAATATTATTCGATAGAATAGAAAGAAGGTTTATGAATGTCTAGCTATATTGTACAAAATCGTAAAGGTGAAAATCTAGTATTCGATAAAAGTTATAAAAATTCTCCTATCGAATTAAGTTTGAAAAATGAGATTTTGGATAAATACAGGCAATATGGATCGATTGCACAAGGTGATCAAAAATACTCTTCCAGAAAATTGAGTTTTAATTTTGATCTTATAGCAACCAACCCATTAAATTTTCGATATGAAATGAATAAAATTTCATCATTTTTTAATTTACTGGACTCCCCATTTTATTTAATAAATCTATCGTACAATATAAGGAGCGAGGTAAGACTCAATAAATTAAAGCCAAATTTTAAAGAAGGTCTTGAGGAATTGATTGCACTAAATTCAGAGATTGAATTTGAATTATTGGATGGATTGTTTTATACTAACACGCCTCTTGAAGCTGAAATAAATTCAGTAGTACACAATTCAACTTTTGAATTACCAATTTCAGCCGAGGCGAAAGAGGCATATGGTCAAATTGAATTTACTTGCGTACAAGATTGTAATGAATTTGCTTTACTAAATACAACAACAGGTGAAAATTTCCAAATAAAAGAAAATGGTTTTGTCGCTGGTAAAAAAATTATTGTTGATAATGATAAGGGCTTGTGTTTTTTTGAGGGAAACCAAAGACCTCTAATTATGACAAGTGGTTCTTTTATGACATTCAGGAATGGCAACAATTCTTTTAAATTTCAGACTCCTACAATAGGCATAGTCAATATAAAAATTATTTACAGAGAGGGATTTGATTACTAATGATTCTCACTGGTAAAGAAATTATTTCTAATATTAACAAGGGAAACATAGTAATAAAACCTTTCGATAAGTCGCAATTAAACCCAAATTCATATAAATTACGATTGCATAAAGAACTTTTAGTATACGATTCTTTCCCAATTGATATGAAAGAAAAATCAAGTACAGCAAAAATTGAAATTCCTGAAAGTGGTCTATTACTAAATCCTAATACACTATATCTTGGAAGAACATTAGAATATACTCATACAGAAAATCTTGTACCAATGATAGAAGGTCGATCATCTATTGGTAGGCTGGGAATGTTTGTGCACATTACGGCAGGCTTCGGAGATACTGGTTTTACTGGTTATTGGACACTAGAAATTTCTGTTATCCATCCAACTATTATCTATCCCGAAATAGAGATATGCCAAATTTTTTACCATACAGTACAAGTGGAAATTACTAAATACTCATCTGGAAAATATCAAAACAATAGAGGAATACAGGCTTCCCTACTATACAAGGAATTCGAATAATGGATATTGGGTACATCACTAGAAGTGCAAGTACATACGGTGGCAACTGGAATAAAATAAAGGGTCAACCAAGAGAGTACACAATTTTCAATTCGTATAGTGAGGCAAATACAGGTGTACTAAGGGTATCAACTTTAACGGGTGCATTAGTTGGGAATATTTCTTTGACTAACAGGAATACAAAATTTGTAGAAGGGATTTTTCACACTACACCCGATGGATCAGAAAGTTTTTCTTTCAAATTAAATTCACTTCCTGATTTTCCTATATTACGTTTTTCTAAAGTTCAAATAGCACTAAATGAAAATAAAATATTTTCTGGCTATATCTCAGAGATTCCAGAACAAGGGACAAAGAGAAAAAACTATTTTGAGTACAAGGGCTTTGGTACTGCGAAACTTTTAGAAAAACAAATAGTACAAAACGATCTTGTTTATGACATTAAAAATATTACTGTTTCTGGTTCAAATATGGTTATTGAATCCACTACTGATCTAGATTCTAGAGTACAAGTAAATAGATATGCAATTGTCAAAGGGGCGGCTGAAAGTAACAATAATATTTCTGGGTACATTACTAATGTTTCTGGACGTGAAATAACTTTACTAAATCCCGCTGCAATTGCTCAAACAATTACAATAGGTCAAATTTGGGTTTTACCCGAAGAATGGTCGGGCTATGGTACAGTTTTAATTAGCGACTTATTCCGTCAAATAGTCACAACCTATGCGAACGAGTTACCAATAAATTATGTACCAGAAAAGATTTTTGATACTACTGGATTTACAACGGGCGGCGGTCGAGTTGATTTTCATGGGAGTACACTGAAAAAAGTTTTTGACAATATTAAATTGATGCTTGGAAATTCCTTTGATTTAGGAGTAGATGAAACTGACTCATTTTTTCTTAGACCGAAACCAACGAATACATTAGGACAACTCCATTCAGGATGGCAAGTACAAGAACCAGACATAAAACTAAGAACAAATAATATAATAAATTTTTGTATAGTAAACAGAAAGCAAATATCTAATAAAAATGCAAGTACAACTATTGGAGCGACCAGTCAAGATTTAACAAGTCAAAAAAAGTATGGGCTATTTAAGAAAGAAATTGAAGTGCCTTCTTATATGTCCGATTCTCTTTGTCAAATAATTGCAGATCAAAAAGTACAAGACTATAAAGAACCCAAGCCACAAATAAACCTGAAAAATCTTGACTTAAAATATTATCAACATGGTTATTATAATATAGTAAGCGAACAAGATGAATTTATTTTTGACCTCGACGATTTCGAATCCTTAACAGGGTGGAATAGTGATCCATTAGGAGTAACGACTACTCTTGATAATGATGTACTGATTTCTGGCGCATACTCTACAAAATTTCTTTTGACTAGTGATTCAAATGGAAGTAAAAAAATCAAAACAGTTGATTGGAAATTAAATTTTGGAAAAGAATTATTTCTTTGGGTGTATCAATCTACTCCTAGCCAAATACTAAGATTTTATTTTGGAGAAACATCACATACAGAAAATTATTTTGATATTTTCCCGAGTGTAGCAAATTCTTTCTTCCCAGTTGTTTTAAATATATCTAATTTAGGTTTATCTAAAATAGGAGAAATTGCTTTCGAGTTTTCTAATGTATCCACTAGTACAAGTATTTACATTGACAGAATGCAAGTTCTTGACTTTGGTAGTATTAGGTATCGTTCGTACACAAAAAAAGTTGTTTATAAATTTTTGACAAGAAAGAGTGTTGTAGACATTGAATTTGGAGACGATAACCCAAGAAATTTAGAGGACTTTATGAGCGGAGTACAAGGTCAAATAGAAAGTAGCAAACTAATAACAAAGGACTAATAATAATATGGCTCTAACAGGTGATTATTTTACAGATTGGAGACGTGATCCAATAGACAATAGTTTTTATCCCGAAGAAATTACAGCTGAACCCAACAACGTTGTAATTATATCAGGTACAAATGGTAGGCGTGGCTTTTATTTAATTGAAGTCCCAAGCCCTGATTTCCCAGTTACAATTACGAGAACCCATATAGTCGATGGTAGCGGAAATATTGTACCAGATCCGAGTCCACCTATATATACACAGGTAAGTGGAAACCCTTCTAGTGGTGAGTATGCGGTTAATTTTGAACGTGGTTTAATTATTCTGAATTCAGATGAGTACAATAATACTTATCAAAAAGGTAGTATTTTTAATGTTGCTTACTATGGGCTAGGCTCTCAGATGAACGTAAGAAACACTCTATATATAGAAATTAGTGTACTAAATACAAAATTGTCTGTTAACGGTTCTTTGCCTATGACTGGCAATTTGAATTTAGGGAATCAAAAAATTATTTCTTTGCTAAGTGGTACAGCCCCTAATGATGCCGTAAACAAATCTCAATTAGATTTAAAGGTTTCCAAATCAGGTGACTCCATGACTGGTTCGCTTGCAATGGGAAATAATAAAATTACAGGTCTTGCAAATGGTACAGCCCCTAATGATGCCGTAAACTATAGCCAACTTGTTTCGAGTTCATTTTTTGGAGTACATCAACAAAGTGGATCAGCAGGGACTAATACAGTCACAGCGGAAGCTAAATTGTATGATTTTTTTTCTAGTGGTGGTGGTACATTTATTTACGATATTACAGGATTAAACGATATAAACGGTACAATATTCTTTGTTTATTGTGTTGGGTCGATTCCTACACTTACGGCACAGACTGTGGAAGTGAAAATAAATGGTACAACAATTTTTGCAGATCAAACTTCCAACGGTGGGAATGTGTCCCCTTTAAATTATAACTATATTAGGATTGTTTTCAAACATTCTGGTACATGGTTTTATAAGGGGATTTCAGGTACATGATTCCTAAAACACTAAATTTAACATTGACCAAGGGTGACACGTGGGAAATAAATTTCCCTATAAGAAATCTTATTGGTTCAACTATATTTGCTCAGATAAAAAATAAGGGGATGGATTTCTCTATGAGTTTTAACAGTACAATAACAACAAATAATTTATTGCTATCTATGAGTGCATCAAATACAAATACTTTGAAAGAATCTTTTTATCTATATGATGTGAGAGTAAAAAGAGGCAGTACAATAAAAACTGAATACAGGGGAGCTATATACATTTTATGATAGGAAATTTATATCCAAAAAATAATAAATCTATAGAGGTTTATAGGGGGGACACTCTCCAAATTGTTTTCGAGAATGTACCTGAATTGACTACACCCTCTATCGTAACAGTACAATTTCAGGTGAGGCTTGCCCCTGACCAAACTTTACTAATCAATAAAGATGTACTAATTTCAGATCCTGCTAACGATTGGGCTAATGGGCGTGTTGCAGTAAATTTGACGAGTGGTCAGACACAGGGTTTAAAACCAGATACATTGTACCGATACGATTTAAGAATTTCTCGTGATGGAATTATAAATGCAGATTATTTTGGAAATTTTTATTTAGTCGGTGATATATCTGGAACGGATACAATTGTAGACCCTGTAAGTGTTGGAGATATTTATACAAATTTATCTAGTAGTACAACTGGTAAAGGTGCATCTTTAATTGGCGTGCTATCGTCTTTTTGGACTTCTATTGTCGGTACATTGACAGTGGAATCTGTTTTGCAATGGTTGTACAATAACACTCTGAAAAAGATCAATCCATTTACTGGAAATAAATTATTAAGAAGTGACTCGACCGATCAAAATATAGTTGTTGAAACTGGAATTGCAGTCTCTGGAAATAATTTATCAAATGTCTCTTCGATTGATATAAATGGTCAATATCTAAAAAATGGTGTACCAATTAATACCGATGACATTCCAGAGGGATCAAATTTATATTACACACAGGCTAGGTTTGATAGTGCATTTAGTGCTAAAAGTACGACAGATTTAAGCGAAGGTTCAAATTTATATTTTTCAAATTTGCGTGTACTGGATTATTTAAAAGTGATCCTTTCGAGTGCTGGCGACATTCTGTATCGTGATAACTCGAATAATATTGCAAGGTTACCAGTCGGGACAAATGGTCAAGTGCTTCAATCGAATGGCACACTCCCTGTGTGGTCATCGGCATCCTTAGCAGGCTCTTTGCCTATTGGTACAATAATTGCTTACGATGAATTCGGTACACTTTCACCCCCTTTTGGCTCAGAATGGATGGGATGTAATGGTCAACTTTGTACCGATACTGGTAGCCCGTACAATGGTTACCGTGTACCAAATTTAAACGGAGCAACAATTACTAATATCCCTGTTACAGCAGTAAATAATACTACAAAAATAGTTACAGTATCGGTACAAAATGCTAGGGCATTCTCTATAGGTGACACTTTGAGTTTCAATATAAGTATTCCAAATGCAGTTGTTAAAAATGTAAATTTCAGCACTGGCGAAATTACAATAGGAGATTCTACTGTTTGGAATGCTTTAGCCAACTTTGCACTTACAACACATAATCTTACAGGTATAACTACAATTACAGCACTTACAGGTGTAAAAAGATATTTGAAGGGTGGTGATGGAGCAGGGTCAAATATTGATACTTTTCAGGGGCACAGAATGAGCCCATTACATCCACAATACCTATTTTACGGGGCTGGAGGTACTGACAATATCTCGACACCTATTTCAGGTACAGGTTTTGGGACTATTATAACGACTGGAGATCCTGTTAACGACCCATATAACGGAACGCCTAGAACTGGTCCGAGGACAGAACCGCCGAACTATTCAGTAATATATTTAATTAAAATAAAATAAGGAAAAATATAATATGGCTTTTTACAATTTAAATAGAGTTTACAAAGAACATAATAGGAATGAAACCGTTTGGTACACAGATATTGAGTGCACTCTCCCTGAAAAAGAAGGGTTTGAAAGAGTGTTCGATATAGAAAATAGTAAATGGATTTATCAATCTATTGAGACTAAAGATTGGAATAAATACCTATTTGATATTGGACTCCTAAAACTTTCCGAGTATGAAAAATTTGATTCAGATTGGAACATTGTACAAAAAACACAAGATGAACTTTTGTCTGAAAATATAATTACTAAACAAGAGTATAATAGACAAAAGATTGCCGAAATAGATTACAAATTGTACCAATTAGATATAAAATCAGTTAGACCTCTGAGAGAGGGGAACATTAAAAAGATACAAGAACTTGAATTAGAAGCTGAAAAACTAAGGATAGAAAGAAAGAAATTTATCTAAAATGGACATACAATATACAAAAATTTACAAAGCACTTTTCTCGAATTGGTTTTGGCAATTTGTTATTACAGGTGGTGGTATATTAGGAATTCTTAAAATAATGTTATGGGCACAAGGTCTGAGGATAATAAGTTTTTTCCGAGTGTACAAGGACAGAAAGAAATTTCTTAACCATCAAATATTTACTAAAATTAGGCATATACTTTTAGGAAAGTACATTGAAAACTCTATTGTAGATATTGCCAAGAAAAGAATTGCGAGAGAGGTATTGAGTATAGAAATTTATGTAATCCAACAGATAATTAAAAATAATTTGAAATCTATTTTTAAGAATAATTTTATTGAATACCTAAAATCATTCCCAGAATTCTCAAATGATAAATTAGTAAAATTATTTATTAGAGAGTATATAGAATCTAGGGAATACGTCGAGACACGAGCAAGGAATAGACTAACAAAAAATAATAATATGAGCGATGATGACTTTGAAAGGCTCTGGAACGTGTACTCTGAATTTACGACAACCTATGAAATCATACTCCATGAAAGCTTGAATAGTTTGTACGATCATAAAAATGTGTACGCTACACTATGGGATATATTAAGAGTTTTTGAAATAATAGTCGAAACAATTTATAAAACAATTGGGAGCAAATTTAATCTAATGAATGGTCGGATAGATTGGGTTCGGTACAAGAATTATATAATAGGTGAGGATAAAAAAAGGACTAATTTTAATAGCCCTTAGAATTTATCTCTTATCTATTAGGATTTACTAATTACAAAACACAACAATCGTTATTTAATTAGGAAATAATTTATTAAATACCTCTGCAGTCTATAGAAATAATTTATTTGATTTAATATTCCTGTTTATTTATAAGAACTTCTTCCCCGTCTATAATTTTATAGTGTTCTTTACAGACCAATTTGTTTTCAGAATTATATTTATATTTATATTTATATTCCCAAAGAAGAACTTCTTCCCCGTATTTTGTTGTATATTCTGCCTGATAAATTTTATTATTTCTTTTATCGTATTTGTATTCGTTTCTCCATAGAAGAATTTTGTTCCCATCTTGTATTTTATAATATGCAACTTGAATCCTATTATTCCTCTTGTCGTATTTGTATTCTTTTTTATAAACAAGAATATCTTTGCCACCATGTAATTCGTAATATGCTTCGGAAATCAAATTCCCTTTTTTATCGTATTCCCTTTTATTCAAATCTCTTTCTCTTATTTAATGTATTTGGATTTACTAATAAACCAAGTTTATAAAATTTCTCTTTTAGTTCTCTGCCTTCCCTATCCGAAAGGTTTCGGAGTAAAAAATAATAATCCTTGTATCTTCCATCTATAAAACAAGAAATAATTTCTTGCTCTAACTTACTTAATCGTATACTACCTATAGTATAGTCTTTAAAAGCCCTATATGTGATTGGACACCATAAGTACAAGATTTGAAATATCTTTCTGGCATATTGCCTAATTTCAAATTGTGCATGAGAATCCATTCTGAGAGTTAAAAAATTCAATAGATTGTGTAAATCTATTTTCCAGTAAGCTTCTGTATAGGTAGATAGAGGTAAATCTTTGCGAGCTTGTTCTCTTGCCATTCCCTTGTCGATTCTCTCTTTGTAAACCGATATGATTTGTGATTGCAGTTCTTTCTCTTGTTTAGAAAAATATTCACCTTCGCTAGAATCAAAGAATCCACTGCTACCTTGTCGATTGGATTTTGATTGTACTCTCCAATCTTTTGGACTTGTTGTTTGCATAGAGTCAATCGCCAATGAATATCTTGTAGAATATTCATTCACATTTGCAGTGCGATGCCTGATCCATTGACGCCAAGTGTCCATTGGTACACGGATATGCAATTTAATTTCGCACATTTCAAAGGGAGTTGTGTGTCGATTTCTTAGTAAATACCTAATCAAATTCGTATCGCTGGAAATTGTTTTTGTACCACTCCCATAAGATACTCTAGCCGCTTGTACTATTGAATCGTCTGTACCCATATAATCAATTACTCGGATAAATCCATCATTCAAAACATTGTACTTTTTACCTAAAATTTTGTTTAGGTTTTTGCTTTCTGCTCTCATTTTTTTCTCCTATTTATCATAACTCTTCGTGTAAAAACTCCCTTGCATTTGGAAAAATATCAAATAATTCTTCTTGTTCTTCTTCGTAAAAAAATCTACCTATATCGTAATTTATCCCATTAGCAAGGTCTTCGTCCCAAATTCCTTCGTGAATTTCATAATCTTCTTCAGTTAAGATCATGAGCACAACAAAATAGGTATTCATTCTTAAAGGGTATGCTTTTTTTAGGGCTATATCTATTGCGTCACGTTCTTTAGATAAATTCAATTATTTTCTCCTATAATAATATTTATATCTTTATAATAATGTATATATAAAATACAATAGCCCTTTTTGAGTCCCTCGGAATCCTGTAAAATATTTACTATTTGACCTGCAATAAAATTACCAGAAAATTCATCTGACTCAGGGGCATGCTCTTGTAAAATTATCCAATCCCCTATTTGATAATTTCTATCGTTTTTTCTTAACTCCCAATTTTTTTGACCTTTCAGAGTTTGTTGGAAGAATGGGTTAGTACATTTCAATTTATGAAAATTGAATCTTTCGCCACCTTGTTCAATTTTGATTCCTTTCTTGTTCTTTTTTATTCTCATTTTATTTTCTCCTTTAATAATAATATTTATTATCGGGTTAATTAAAAAATACTTTACAAGAAATATGTACCATAGTACAATAAAAAAATGAAATTTGACTACTCAGATATAGCAAGCAAGGTTTATTCGAGATCATTTTTTGCAGTGTGTGTATTTATACTACTATCTCTTGGTATAGCAATTTTTAATCAAGATGATATTGTTGAAATCATGAAGATTGTACTGGCATTTGTAAGATATGCTCTAGCTCTATACGTTGTACCAGTATCCTTACAGATTGCAGGTGAATATGCTAAATTGATTTATGAAATTTTAGGGAATAAGGAAATTAAACGTGAAAGTAAAAAATAGTTTGTTGGATAATGCAAGCTTTAAAAAAAGCCCAAATATTGGATCAACTTTAAACCCGATTGGAATTATATTGCACTACACTGCAAGTCCATCTTTGGGTAGTGCTGTAAATTGGATATGCAACAAAGAATCGAAAGTAAGTTACCATGTACTAATTGGGAGAGATGGAAAAATAGTACAAACTTGCCCATTTAATAGAATTGCTTGGCATGCTGGAATCTCTGAGTACACAATTGGAAATAAAAAATTGACTGGCTTGAATAATTTTACAATTGGAATTGCACTCGAAAATATGGGATTGTTACACAAAAAAGGGAATGTTTTTTGTGATAGATTGACTGGTCTAGTCGTTACTGATTACACAGTTGTAAATAAAGAAGCTTGGCATAATTACACTATTATTCAATTGGAAACTTTAAACAATGTACTAAAAGTTTTGTGTACTCACTACAAAATACAATTTGTTGCGAGTCATAGCGAGGTGGCACAAGGAAGAAAAATTGATACAGGTGCTTTGTTAGATTTAAATAAAATTAGGAGAGATTTAGGTTTATGATAAATTTCAGAAAATTAAATAAATATAAATATCAATTGAAAGAAAATATTGAGCCTTCTCTAGTACATGATGCCTTGACGCAACTTTGGGAAAATAAAAAATTGACTGATTATCAATACCAGTTAGCAAATGATTTTTTTAGGTGGCACTTTATGCGTTGTACTTTTTTGATTTAGGCAATAAAGATTGTTTTCAGACTGCATTAAAAATTGGATTCATATCATAGATAAGCTTATGTTCTTTTAATTTATTTTCTTCATAGTCTGAAATAACTATTAAACTGAAATATACATCAAAATTCCAAATTAAGTTTTCACATAAAGCATCAAAATATTTATCATACCATGTACCATTTTTTATATTTTGATACTGGTTAAACCTAGTTAAAAATGTAACTGTCCTGCCAGCATATAATGGAATAATTACCTCATTATCATTTTCCAATTCTATTCTATTGTAAAAAACATATAGTCCTTTATCTCTCTTTTCTTTGTATAATTTCTTTATTAAATCATTTGATTTCTTAGGTATTTCATAGGTATCATACCAATTTGCATCTAAAAATTTTTCATCGTAATAGGTTTCTTTATATTCCGATAAATAAGATAAAAAATATTTTAATTTTAAAATATCTCGTAATGTAAGTTGTCTTCTTTGTAATCCCATTTCATTTATTTTCCTTTATCATAAAATATTTTTTTTACTAAAATCAAAAAAGAGTTAGTTGTTGTACTGTGTATTGGTTTTACTATTTTATTTTATAAAAATCTTTACTAATTCTCCATTTTCGTAGATATTCCCAATAACTTCAAGGTCTAAATGTACATAATTTCCCAAAAAATTATAGTCAGAACCAACCAAACAGAATGAGCCATTTAAAAAAGTAACTTCATGTAAAAATGTTTTGCCATTTATATTTATCCTAACAATATCATTTTCATAAATTTCTTCACCATTTTTATCAAATAAACCTGTAAATTGAATGAGTTCATAAGTTTCTTCTTTAAGTTCTAAAACACCCGACCCGCATTCCGTATCTTCACTACAAACTTTCCCCAATAAATTTATAAGTATATTTTTATTAGGAGCAACCATTTTTTTTGCTATTTTATCCCAAAGCCTATATTTAACCGTTCTCATTTTTTTCTCCTTTAATAATAATATTTATTATCGGGTTAATTAAAAAATACTTTACAAAAAATACTAAAGTTTTTCTCATACCCTACCGTAGTAGGGTATATGAGAATAATATTTTCTTTTATTGTACTAATTATTATTACTATCGTGGAGTATGCACAACTAAACTCACTATTCAAAATAGTGTACTCTACTCCTGAAATATTATCTGGATCAATTACTCTTATTATTTTGTTTGTGAGTATTTACGCAAACAACAAAAACTTAAGATTTTTCGGGAATTTATTTTTTATGTTTCTTCTTGTACTCTCCTATCTTTGGAACGTGGATAAAGATTTTGTGGAACTAGACAAAAATAAATCTAGCGAAATAAACGAACTGTACAAAGAAATTAAAAGTACAAGAAAAAAAATTGACTTAGAGAAAAATACTATTGTTTGTTACACCCCAAAGAGTGATTTAGAGATTCCTAGTTTTAATCAGTGTATTTATAGACGTTCCGAAAGGGCTAAAGAAATTATTGCAAATAAAACACGTTGGGAGAAAGAAATTTCCGAGTATCAATCTAGACTAGAAAGAGTAGATCAGAAAGAAGCCAGAAAAGATATTGCACTAATAAAAATCTTCATAGGAATAATTATTAGTACAATCTTTTCTTTTGCTTCGCTTGTTTCGTGTACTATTATTAGAGAGTATATCTCTGGAAGAAAAACAGATTTGAAACGGGAACAAATAGATGAGCTAGAAATATCTATCCCTGAAATCAATTTAGAGTTAGAGCAAAAAATAAAAAATCTTAGGGAATCAGGATTATCTTTTGGGAAAATTGCGGAACAACTCAATTTATCTAAATCGACAGTGCACTATTTGTACAATAAAAATAACTAGACGGTTACTGGACGATTATTGGACGGTCAAAAAATGGGACAAGAGAATTTTCAGAGTAAACAACAAAACAATTTCACGGGAACTTTAAGGGAATTTATCAAGTATACAATTATTCTCGTGCTAGTTCTTTTGATGATCCCACTATCCTGTATAGGCGTAAGAGAGTATTTTAGGAATAGACCTATCCAAGACAGTGAGTATCTAGAGGTATTTAAATTTGTTTTTTGGATTTCTTTGTCCTTTGTTGTACTAGGGTACACTATTAAATTCTTGTACTCTATACTAGACTATATTGCAAATAAAAGAATCGAAAGAGTTTTTGCATCTAGGGAGTCAGGAATATCCCCTACTCTAAAGAGTGACTCGGAAATTTATCCAGAAAAACAAGGGGAAAAAGATAAAAAGGGTAATAGGGGAGTGGATGAAAAGAAGGTTAGTGAATCTGAAAATATTAGGTACAAGAAAGAACTTTGGGATTTATATTTTAACGATTTGAAAGAATTTGACGTTCGAATCGATCAGTCTGGGAACAAAGAATTTATTAATATAAGCGAGGATGAGCGGGCAGAACAAACAAACAATTGGATAGATAGGATTGGGAAATCATATGATGGGAATTTTATCTTGGCTTTCAGCGAACTTTCAGGCAATTTTAAGAAATAAATTTACTGGACGATTATATAAATTTACTGGACGATTTATAAAAAATACTAAACAAAAAGGTACAAAACAATTGATTACAGAAAGCACAGTACAAGAAATAAAAAAAATAGAGATAGGGGAAATTTTTAAATTGGCTCTAATTGATTTACAGCTAAGAAACCAACTCCAATCGAAAGGGCTAGAATTGTCTTTGGAAACATTGATCCAAGGTTTTATTATTCAAAATTATTTTATAACAAAACTTGGATTGGAAAAACATCTTTCCGAGTTTACAAAAAATATTCAAGATAAAATGTCAGAGGTCGATAATGATTTGAGGAGTGTACAAGATGAGCAGGACTAGAGACTATTTTGTAGCATTAGAATTTTTAAAACAATTTGTTGGATTAAACAACATGACTCAAGAAGAAATAAATATTCTTATCAAAAAGGTAAAATTATTTATTGATAAGACAGAACCAAAGAAAAATAAATTTTATAATTACATTAAATCTAGAATCCAAGTCGGGGACATTATCAAACTTTCCAAATTGACTGGAATTCTAGATGCAACGATTTCGTACAATATAAAAAACGAAACTACGTACAAGGGCAGGGATAAAGTTTTATATGAGGCTTTTTTAAAAATTGAATCTGAAAGGAATAAGTTAAAATAAATGGAGCGTACTGTTTGTTTTGAAGTTACTGATCTCGGAACTGAAATCGAATTGATTGAAGATGAAATTGAAGGAAAAAACCATTATACAATTTACAGTAATCGTACGCCAATTGAGCAGGGTGTACGACTGGAAACAATGGTTAGATTATTTATAATAAAGTACAACGAACAGGTTGCGAGAGAGAAAAGAGAGGGTTAAATAAAATGCAAAAGAGTATTGAACGTACAACAGTTGAAAAACAAATTGATTCTCCAAAATTCAGGGAAGAGGAAAAATTTTCCAAACTCGAAACTACAATTATTTTAGGGTCATTCCCTTTTTTATTGGTATCATTTTTTATTGATTTTTTAAGGAGTCTCTAGTGGACGATTTAGAATTTAATTTGAACCCGAAAACAATTACTAAGCTTATTGAAATTGGTGTACTAAAAATCGGTAAGCTTAGTAAAGAAATTATTGTCAATCATACTGAATTTAACAGGATTGTAGAGATAGGAATTGAAAGCTACAAATCTAGAATAGATAGAAATATAGGAGATAATAACGGGTGAAAAAATATAAACTAAAATCTTTTACTATTTCCGAAGAACATTTACAAATCCAGTGCAACGATTTTTTGAAAATAAAATATCCTGAATTAGATAGATTATATTGGTTTAATTCCCTGCAATCTATTAAATTATCTATTGGAGCAATTGCGAAAGTTAAAAGAAGCGGTGGGTTAAAAAAAAATTTACTAGATTTTTATTTACTAAAAAATAATGGCAAGTACTGTGGGTTAGTAATTGAATTAAAAAAAGAAAGCCCTTATAAATTAAATGGACAATTGAAACAAGACGAACACCTCGAAAATCAGAGAGACACAATCGATTTGCTTTTAACCGAGGGATATTATGCCAAATTTTGTTGGGATTTAAAGGACTTCCAAAACACTATAAGATTATATTTAGACAATAAACTTTAAAATACTAAACAATTAGATAGTAAAATTTAAAATTTATTAGGAAATTTCGCTATTTTAGAAACAAATGTTTAGTAGTAATATTGCGAAAATCACTAAAAAACCCTGTATAAACCACTAGGAAAAATAGTATAAAAACTCGAATTTTTTTTAGATTTTTAGAACTTTTTTTTTATTTTTCGCTTGACAAGTTTTGTCAATTTGTTACAGTGTTTTTATAGGCAAATAAACCGATAAGGAGATTAAAACAATGGAAACTAAAAACAACCAACAAGCTGAGAAAAAAGAGAAACTATTTATAGTAGAACCATTTGATTATCCCAGAGAAGATAATCAAATTTTAACAGAATCTGAACTTGAAAAATTCTGGAACGATTTGGCATACGACTACGAATGCGAAATTGAAGAAGTGAAAAAAAAATACAGGGTGACTGAATACAAATCAGTTGAGGATTGTAAGGGAGTGTTTGAACTTCGCGATTGGTTAAACTTTTTAAAAAAAATTCGTATACGCAATATTCCTCTAATCGATTGGGTAGACACCTGCTCGCTCCCCACATTCGGAGAATATGACGGTGATACAGACGGAATATATTCGTGGGACGACGAGTATTTTTTGAAAGTAGATAACGAGTGGTACCTAGAATCAAGAGAGGAAGAAGAAGACTAAAATTTCTAGGGGTGGAGAAATCCACCCCTTATTGACACTTTTTAAAATTGGATGACATTAATAGTATAAGAAACAAACCGATAAGGAGAATAAAACAATGATATTTTTTAAGTTAGATTTAGAGGAAGTTCGAGAGAGATTAGGAGTTACATACAACAAAGAGGCAGGCGGTACACATAAATGCCTGCTTTGTGGTAAACCTATTAAAAAACAAGATTTTGAAAAAGGGAAATTTGTCCACATGGATACAGATGGATATTTAGTCCCTACGGATTTAGAGGTCGAGAATTCTCAGGGTCTTCATCCTGTTGGTCCTGACTGTGCTAGAAAATTAAATAATTTGATAAAAATTGCTAATTAAGGAGAAATAACATGAACAAACAACTAGAAGAACAAACTAAGACACAAATAAAAATTAAAAAATTTAAACACAAATTTTTAACACGTAAGGTGTTTATTTATAAAGCATCTGACTATGAAGATGGGTTTCTAATTGCATCGATAAATACAAAAGAAGACTTGCAACGATGGTTGACAAGACATAAAATTCATAAACAAATAGCAACCGTAGAGGTAACCGCTCCGCTTGTTTATTGGTATACAAATAAATCTGATAAATTGATGAAAAAAATTATTGAGAACGAGCTAGGCGTTTCGGTTGATTATATTAATGTTTTGTGTAAAATTGATCGGTAGTAAGATGATTAAAACCCTACAGTATCGGGTGGAGAAATCCACCCCCCCCTTTTAAAAATCTAAACAAGTTTATAAAAAAATTTATAAATTTATTTAGCTTTT